AATGACCTAATAAAAGATACCTACGAGGCGCACGACCAAGGGCCGCTGTGGGAAAAATGGTTGCGGGACTACGTAAATATGGAAACCGCATTTGATAATGATGTTTGGAACGCTAGCCCCAGCGGGTTATGCAAAGCACATTGCGTGGTGCTCCAGTGTCCACATAACGGGAGAAGTTAAATGCCTTACAAAAACAAAGAAGACAGAAAGAAACAGACAAACAAACCAGTAACAAGCCCAGAGTTTAAGGCACGTATGGCGCGGCAGGAAGCCAGACGTAAAATGGACAGGACAGGCAAAGACGCGAACAAGAATGGCAAAGCAGACAAGCGAGAAGGTATGGATGTTAGCCATAACAAAGCCCTAGCACAGGGCGGTACGAATAAGGACGGCGTGAAGGTGGAGAGTGCGAGTGCCAACCGTAGCCGTAACTTACAGAAGAAGAAGAAATCTACCAGACGCCTAGCCTGATGCGTCTTTAAAAAACGCGGTCTTGTATATGCCGTAAAAATCAAGTTAGTCCGTAGTCAATCCATGACGATACCGCAGACCTGACCCTATCTGTGGACGAAGCGGGGTCATTTACCGAGGAATATAGATGGAAATCTACCAGAACAAGGCGTTGCTTTTGCGACTCCGCAATCCTGCAAAAGTCACCGAAGTTATACCTTACAGCGAAATAATAGCCCCCGATCAAGTGCTGGTTCGGTGGGGTATAGATGAGGCACAAGTCTTAAAGAACTTGAGTATTAGTGTACCTTCCCCCATCGAAGGGCGCTATAAGTGGACGGGCAAGTACACGCCGTTCGAACACCAAAAAACAACTGCTGCTTTTCTGACCATGAACAAACGGTCGTTCTGTTTCAACGAGCAAGGCACAGGCAAGACCGCTAGTGCTATATGGGCTTCAGACTTCTTGATACAGCAGAAGAAAATCAAACGTGTTTTAGTTATATGCCCCCTCTCTATCATGGATTCAGCGTGGAAGGCGGATCTATTCTCTTTTGCGATGCACCGTAAAGTAGCTATAGCCTATGGCGCAGCAAAGAAACGTCGGGAGATTATCGCTGGCGATGCTGAGTACGTCATCATTAATTACGATGGCCTAGAGATTGTATCCGAGGCTGTAGCAGAGGGTGGGTTTGACTTAATCATTGTGGACGAGGCGACTCATTACAAGAACCCCCAGACTAAACGCTGGAAAGTACTTAATGCTTTGCTGACCCCAGACAAATGGCTCTGGATGATGACGGGTACGCCTGCGGCACAGAGTCCCGTAGATGCTTATGGGCTAGCCAAACTAGTTAGCCCGACGAATGTTCCTAGGTTTGCCAGCGCGTTTAGGGAACAAGTGATGGCGAAGATAACAAACTTTAAATGGGTGCCCAGAGATACGGCAACTGATACGGTCTATCGGGCGTTGCAACCGGCAATTCGATTCACCAAGGACGAGTGTTTAGACCTACCCCCTATGGTGTATGTAAAACGTGAAGTTGCACTTACCAGACAGCAGACTAAATACTACAAGATGCTAAAAGATCGGATGGTTATGGATGCCGCTGGAGAGCAGATAACTGCCGTTAACGCAGCGGTTAGTATGAACAAATTGCTACAGATAAGTTGCGGGGCCGTGTATACAGATAAGGGGGAGACTTTAGAATTCGATATATCCCACCGATATAAGGTTCTTCGAGAAGTGATCGATGAGACCACTAAGAAAGTACTTATATTTGTACCCTTTAGACATGTAATAGACTTGCTAATAAGACGGTTGAGGGCCGATGGTATTTCTTCGGAAATTATACGTGGCGATGTTAGTGCAGGAAAGCGTACGCAATTGTTTAAAGAATTCCAAACGCAACATGACCCCCGCGTGTTAGTCATACAACCCCAAGCAGCCGCGCACGGCGTAACTCTGACCGCAGCGGATACCGTTGTCTGGTGGGGGCCAACCAGTAGCCTAGAAACGTACGCGCAAGCTAACGCTAGGGTGCATAGATCAGGCCAAACTAACAAATGTACGGTTGTCCAGATACAAGGATCTGCTATAGAAAAACATGTTTACAGCTTGCTAGACAGTAAAATAAACGTACACACAAAAATGATAGACCTATACAAAGAAATACTTGACTAGACCACAGAAAACTACTACATTCTATTACTCGCTAAGGAGTGGAGGTTGGACATGGGAGTACTAGAGGTATCACCAGACAAGTTGGTCAAGGTATATCTGAGGATAAAGAAGGCACGGGAACAGGCAAAAGTTGAGTTTGCTGCGGCGGATACGGAATTGAAATCGCAACAGGAGACAATAAAAAATACCCTGCTTGAGCACTGTAGAAATCACAATGTGGACAGCGTAAAAACTGCGGAAGGTCTATTCTATAGATCGGTACAGAAGAATTACTGGACGTCCGATTGGGATTCTATGGACAAGTTCATTATAGAGAACGACTGTATGAGCTTTTTTGTACGAAGACTTAATCAAAATAACGTCAAGGCATTTCTTGAAGAGCACCCTGACAAACTGCCAGCAGGTTTAAATGCGCAGTCCACATACACACTTAACGTAAGGAGTCCAAAATGAGTACCTCCCCATTTGTAACTATATTAGAGCTTGCAAGCCATCTTCGGGTGTCGGAATCGACACTACGGGCATGGATTCGTACCGAACGTATCCCGAAAAGTTTATACATCCACGTCGGCAAGACCTATAGATATGACCTTGAGGCAATTACCGAGGCGTTAAGGGGTGGGAAGGACGCCAAAAAAGCGCCCCCTACTGCGACTTGGCAAGAGGAGTTAGCCACAATAGATGCCGACGAGCCAATCACAGTGTTAGAAAACCTAGACGAAGATTTTTAAGGTATCAACAATGACGAGTAATGTCACACGTATTAGTCTGTTTGATAACAAGTTTAATGGTTTACCTTTTGGCGAGCCTCCCGAAGCTATAGATGTCGTAATTGTGGGGATTGCTCCCGCTTCTAGGATCTACTATTCTGGAGCATACAGTTCGTCTAACGTACAGCCACCTACTTGTTGGGCATCAGACGCAATTATACCTGATTCCGAAGTTCCCGAGGAAAACAAACAAGCGCCTAGGTGCATGGATTGCCCTCAGAATATACGGGGTTCAGGTGGTGGAGTACGGCGAGCTTGTAATACTGTGCAGAGAATTGCAGTGGTTCTTGACGGACAGTTAGACACTGTATATCAGTTACAGTTACCCGCCACGTCTATATTCCCTGATGCGGTAAATGGGAATATGCCTATGAGAGCTTACGGACGGTTCTTGCAGGAGTATGAAACCCCACCGATGGCGTTAGTAACTAACATCAGGTTTGATCCTGATAGTTCCTACGCTAAATTGTTCTTTCGGTCTGTAAGGCCATTAGAGGAGCAGGAGCTAGAGGCCGTCAGTAAAACGATGGAGCATCCTGATGTTCGGTTAGCGATTACTGCGAAAGCATTAACAACTAACGAGGTTACGGTGTCTCCGTTCGGAGTAGTAGACGGATTTATATTTAATGAAAATGAGTAAATGGAGAAGGAAATGACAGCAGTAAAAGAAACGTATACGGTCATAAACGCGGTAGCACTCTACCCTAGGATCAATCAGACCTACAGGTTTGATACCACCGAGGGTCGTAGTGTCCCTTGTGGGCCGACCGAAGAAGGTGCAGTCTACGATTTATCTTTTAAAATGGATAAGGAGCAAGCCAAAAATCTGTATAGGGTGATGGTCAAAGCGTATGCAGCGGAAAAGAAAACGGGCTGGCCTGATGCCTTACCCCAGCCATTCGAGGAAGATGCAGAGGGTATGTTCACAGGTAAAGCTAAATTAAAGGGTGCCTATAGTGGGCAGCTTACGACTAAGCCTATGCAAGTGGATGCTAGTAATAAAATTCTAGATGACGATTTTGAGCTGACCACCAACAGCATAGTAAATGTTAATGTATCTATGACACCTTACTTCGCTAAAGGGAATGTGGGGCACGGGGTATCGTTACGCTTAAAAGCAGTACAAGTTATTAAGCACGAACCTAGAATAGTTGCTTCTCCGTTTGGTGTAGTCGAAGGGTTCACGCAAGACTCTCAAGTCAGCCCTTTCGAGGCCCAAAGTGATGCGGCAGTAGTCGTAGAGGTAGTAGATGAGCTTGATGTTGATTCAGTGTTCGGGGATGCAGAAGTAGCAGAACCTGTTAAAGAACCGAAACTAAAAGTAACTAAGAAACAAGCTGCTCCAGCAGAGGGAGATGCTGCTCTAGAAAGCATCATCGATCAGTGGGATGACGAATCCTAATTAATCTGGGTCTTTTCTAAAAGAGACCCATCCCTAAAACAACACTCACGGCTAGACTAGTCGAAAAGGGCGTAACAATGCCCCTGCCGTGGTGTCCTCT